AACGTCGTCATGTGGTTCGTGCCGTCGCTTGTCGCCCTTGTCGCCACGAAGCACGCGATGCTGAAGCGCGGCAAGCGCATGCTCCTTGCGCTCATAGTGTGGAATGGTCTTGCACTCGGCGTGATAGGCGCGCTTCAGCAGGTGACGCATGCGAGCGGGCCGCTGTGGCTGGATGAAGGCATCAAGGGGGCGTATTTCTTCTCGACGTTCGGATATCCAAACATGGCCGGCGACTACTTTACGACGCTTTTCGGCCTTTCGATTGGCCTCTGGCGCTGGCAGCTCGACGACATGCGCCGCAAGGAGGCGGAGATGAACGTCTCGATTTCACACTCGTCTTCCCATTCGTCTGCGAAATCTGCGGACGGGAATGCATCCGTGGAAAAGCCAGATGCGCCGAACGGCTCCGGCAAGGAGGACTCGCCAAGGCACCACCATCACCACCACAGTTCGCAGGGCGCCCAGAAGACGGTGCCGTTCTGGGAGAAGCACTACTACCTGATCCCTGCGCTTGTCTTCTTCTTCTGCGCGCTCGACACTCTTTCCCGCGCGGCTGTGATGCTCGTCACCGGGCTTGCGGTCATATTCTTCCTGCACACGTTCATGTGCCTCTTCTCCAAGATGAAGAAAGCCCAGCGCGTCAAGGCCATGGGCGGGCTCTGCTTGAAGTTCGTAACCCCAGGGTTTACTGGTGTGCCCGACCGGATTGTGCTGCTACCCGGCGGACGCGTGGCGTTCGTTGAGTTGAAAGCGCCCGGGCAGAGGGAACGGCAGCGGCAGCTTTTCGTCCAGGCTCAGCTTAGGCGTTTTGGGTTTGTGGTGTTCTCCGCCGTGGACAGCCACGGGAAGGTAGACGAGGTTATAGCGTGGTGCGTGGAGGGGCGAGCGTGAAGATCATTTTAACGTGTCCCATGTGCACCACATTGACGGGAACAAGCGCGACAACCGTCCCGAGAATCTGCGCGTGTTTGAATCCCAGGCGGAGCACGCACGTTGGCACAAGCTCCATGAGAAGGAGGTGGTTTTGTGAAAAAGCTCGTTCTACACGATTACCAGCGTTATTGCGTTGACAAGATCGTAAATATGCCCGCAGTCGGTATATTTTTAGACCCGGGCATGGGTTAGCAAGACGGCGATCACGCTGTCCGCTATCATGGAGTTACGCTATCACAGGTGGGCCGTGGGCCGCGTTTTAGTCGTCGCTCCTAAGAAAGTCGCGGAGGCAACCTGGCAGCAAGAGGGGAGCGAGTGGTTCGAGTTAGCGCCTCTAACCTTCTCCACCGTGCTGGGCACAGCAGCTCAGCGCCGCGCCGCGCTGGAGGTCTCCGCCGACATCTACGTCACCAACCGGGAGAACGTGCCATGGTTGGTGGACTATTACCGCAACCGTTGGCCCTTCGACATGGTGGTGCTTGATGAATCGTCATCTTTCAAGAATCACCGGGCCAAGCGGTTCCGGGCGCTCCGGGCCGTGCGCCCGCGTATCAGTCGGATCGTGGAACTCACGGGCACGCCCTCCCCCCATGGCTTGACCGATCTCTGGGCGCAGCTCTATCTCCTGGACGGCGGGCAACGTCTCGGACGGACGATCAGCGTTTACCGTGATATGTATTTCCGCCCGGACAAGCGGAGCAGGGAGATCGTGTATAGCTACACGCCGAAAGAGGGCGCGGCGGATGAAATACGGCGGCTCATAAGCGATATTTGCGTCTCGATGAAAGCCGAGGACTATCTGAGTATGCCCGATCTCATTTACGACAATATCCCCGTGGTGCTTGACCCGGCGGCCAAGCGTGCCTATAACCGGCTGGAGCGGGAAATGCTGCTAAAGATCGACGACGAGACGGTCATAACGGCGAGTACGCAGGCCACGCTTACCGGCAAGCTGCTGCAACTGTGTAACGGGGCTGTATACGACGAGGACGGCGCAGTTACCCCCGTGCATACCTGCAAGCTGGAGGCGTTCATGGAGCTGGTGGAGGCGCTGAACGGGCAGCACGCAATCGTCTATTACAACTACCAGCACGACCTGGCCCGCCTGCTGGAGACGCTGCAAAAGTCCCCCCTGCGCGTGCGGGTGTATCACGATGCCCGAGACGCTGAGGCATGGAACGCGGGCGAGGTCGATCTGCTGCTGGCCCAGCCCCAAAGCTGCTCCTATGGTCTGAACCTCCAGCGCGGCGGCCACCACGTTATCTGGTTCGGGCTGATCTGGAGCCTGGAGCAATACATACAGGCGAACCGGCGACTGTACCGGCAGGGGCAGGAGCACCCGGTTGTGGTGCATCATCTGATTGTACAGGGCGGGCGCGACGAGGACGTTATGAAAGCCCTGGCGAGTAACACCGATGTGCAGGAGAGCCTGCTGGAGTCTCTGCGCATCCGACTGGAGAGCATCAAAGGGGCGTCGGCGGCCCGCTGAGGGCCCCCGTCGCCGTCTTCCAGCTTTTCAGCGGGGAAATTCATGCAGCACAGGCGCGGACGGTCTGAGGGCCGTTTCTGGCCGTTCTGTGCGAAAGGAGCTAAAATGACTATACGGGAATTATCGCAACTCTATTACCTCAACCGGGAGATCGAAATGGACAAGCGCCGCCTCGCTGAGCTGGAGACCAAGATGCAGCCGGGGGCCCAGGCCCTTACGGGTATGCCCGGGGGCGGTGTGCCCTCGGACAGGACGGGCCGCTATGCTGCCGAGATCGCCGACCTGCGCAGCATCATAGAATCCAAGCATATGCAGTGCCTTTATGAACGCAACCGGCTGGAGCGCTTCATCGCCGATATTGACGACGCGCAGCTTCGGCAGATTTTCACGTACAGGTTTGTGAACGGTCTGTCCTGGGTGCAGGTGGCGTTTTGCGTGGGCGGCGACTGTACAGCCGACGGGGCCCGGATGGCCTGCAATCGTTACATCGAGCGTTCCGACGATTGTTAAAAGTTTGGTCTGTTCGTTTTGTTCGGTTCCCATGTGGTAATGTGGTATCGGCGGGTGTTAGGGCAGCGCCCGCCCGAGTTGTTGATGGTGATCTTTCCTCCCTTCTTTCGGTCACCGGTCGAGCGCCGTAGCGGATGGCGAACGCTACGGCGTGTTTTTATGCCGTGGAGGTGGACGCCGTGAACACGTACAGGCAAACGCGCAATTACGAGAATTTGCAAAAGGCGTATTTCTGGGGCGCTGGCCCCTACGATATACCCGCCCTGTCGCCGGTCAAGACCTGCGACGTTGAAAACTGGATAGGGTTTAACTACGCCAAGGGCTGCGACGATCCAGACCGGCACGGCGTTCACTTCTTTGTGGACGACTACCAGTTCGAGCGGGTCTGGAAGCAGCCCGACGTTTATACCCCTATGCTGGCGAAATTCCGCGCAGTCTGTACGCCTGATTTCTCGCCCTATGCAGACTTTCCCAAAGCGATCCAGCTTTACAACCATTACCGCAAGCATTGGTGCGGCGCATACTGGCAGGCTAAGGGGCTGACCGTGATCCCGACCATCACCTGGAGCAGCCCGGACACCCTGGAGTGGTGCTTCGACGGCGAGCCCGTGGGCGGCGTTGTGGCTATGTCCTCCGTGGGCATGGTCACCGCGCAGGAGTATAGGAGTTGGCTATTGACCGGCTACGAGGCCATGTTGGAGCGCCTGGAGCCGGTCAAAATCGTTTGGAAGGGCCACGTGCCCGAAGAGCTGAGGGCCGACGTAGACAGCGGCCTCATTTACCAGATCCCGTCGTTTACGGACAAATGGCATAGACAGGAGGCGGGCAACCATGAGTAAAGGCCGATCCAGCATCGTGGCCCGGGCGCTTATCGGGCAGTATGACATATCGAGCATAACGGACAGCAAAAACAAGATTGTCGATTTCTACCGCTACGCCATGGAGCACGCAGGCGTGACCATCAAAGAGGGTGACCACCTCTCCGTTAAGCGTGAAACCATGGAACGCGCCAATGAGCTGGCCGAGCAACTGGCAGCCCGCGTTGCGTTTCGTGACCCGGACGCGGAAGAAGCCTATAAGGACATTCGCGCCATGATGAGCGGCAAGTTTTATCTGAGCCAGCAGGACAGGAGCAACATAGCCGACTTTAGCGCCTATGCCCGATCCCGGGACAACCTGATCAAGCTGACCACCGACCGCGACGCCATGAGCATAAACCAGGCATACACCGAGCTGCAAAGCGTTTTCCCGCAATACTTCAACGACGGGCCGACTAATCCCGCTGACCAGCTTGTGCGGATCAACGAAGTTATGCGGAGCCTGCGTAACAGCTCCATCCCGCTGCCTGCGTCGGAACGGGCGGCCTTAAAGGATGATCTCGCGTTCGACCTGATCCGCAGTTACGCGGGTATGTTGCGGGCGGGTATGATCGGGAGGAGGTCGAGAGCATGACGCGCGAAGAGATTAAAGCACTGGCGCGGGATATTCTGACCGCCGCAGGTTACCCGATAAAGGCGCAGTACAGCGACGCGCCGGTCGAAGTCGAGGACGACGAAAAAGAATACTTGCAATAATCGTTGCGAGGTGCTATTATGGGAAAAGGGAATAGCAGCGTGGCAAACGACCCGATCCTCGGGCCGCGCGGTAAGCCTAAGACAATTGAGCAGGCTTATAAGTCTGCTAATCCGAACTACGGCCACGGTCGGCAGTATTCGGAAAATTGCCAGCGTTGTGTGTTTGCGTATGAAATGCTCAGACGCGGTTATGACGTAGAAGCAAAACCCGCATTGTTGAACGGTCGGGACACCCTCCCCTATGCAGACAATCCTCGAGGGTGGAAGGCTGTGTTGGAGAATATGCAGACCGTAAAAATGCCGTCTCGGAAAACTATAGAGAACATGGACAGCCAAATGGCGTCATGGGGAGACGGAGCCCGTGCTATTGTCCGCGTGAAGTGGAAGGGCCGCAACTATGGTCACGTTTTTATAGCTGAGCAACAAAACGGCCAAACTGTATACATTGAACCCCAAACGGGGCGCACTGCGAACATAAACGCCTATATGGATCAGGCCGTAAAGGGTAGAACTGAGCTTGTACGAATCGACAATTTGAAACCTACACAGCTTATTGACGACTGCGTGAAGAGGAGGAGTCCATGATGTCCGAAAAGACAAAAACGCGAGTAAAAGCCGGAACGACTAAGGTCGCTCAGAAAAGGCCGACGACTAAGCCGGAGCCGAAGTCGAAGCCGAGAAGGAATCCCGATCTTCCAGAATCATTTTACACTGGCCCGCGCGGTCGCTCGACCGGCAAAAACGGGGACTATCCTTGCTATTGAGGTAACAGCATGGCAGGCACTAAGAAAACGCCTAAACCTGTTCCCGATTGCGGCGGCATTAAGCCCCTGCCCGCGATCAAGCGCCGGGACGACGATAAAGCCCCGGCAGAGAAGAAGGGCAAACCGGCGAAAAAGAGCCGGTAACCCGACCGCTTACCCCCTCCGCCCGTTTCAGTGGCGGAGGGTATTCTCGTTTTTGGAAGGAGGTGGCGGAGAATGGGCGAGAGGCCGCAAAACAAGAACCTAATCACTATGCGAGATCGTACCCCCGAGGAACACAAAGCGCTGAGTTCTAAAGGCGGGAAGGTCTGCGCGGAGCGACGCGCCCAGAAAAAGGCCGCCGCCGAAATGATGCAGATGTTCTGCGACCTGCCTGTCACCGACGGCAGGCGAAAAAATAAACTAAAGCGCCTGGGCATCGAGGCCAACGACATGACCAACAAAATGCAGATGGTTGTGGCGATCGGGCAGCTTGCGCAGGCGGGCAACGTTTACGCCTTTGATAAGGTGCTGGAGCTGTTGGGCGAGGGTGGCATGAGCACGCTGGCCAAGGAGAACAACCTGCTGGAGGCGCTTTTGAAGGGCACGGCGGGGGGTCTGAATACGGATGATTTACCAGAGCTTCAGCAAACGTCAGAATCTGACGCTGACGTGGTGGATTAGAGACCAATATAAAGCCTGCGACGGGATCATCTGCGACGGCTCCATCCGCTCGGGTAAAACCGTGTCCATGGCTGTGGGGTTCCTCATGTGGAGCATGAGCACCTTTAACGGCCAGTATTTTGCGATCTGCGGTAAGACCATCGAGGCGCTACGGCGCAACGTGACCAACCACCTCCCCGAGTGGCTGGAGGGTATATATACCATCGTCGAGCGCCGCACAGAGAACAAGCTGATCGTTACCGCCCCGGGCGTTACAAACGTCTATTACCTGTTCGGTGGTAAAGACGAGTCCAGCGCTAAGATCGTGCAGGGCGCAACCCTGGCGGGTGTGCTGTTCGACGAGGTGGCCCTCATGCCCCGCACTTTTGTGGAGCAGACGCTGGGCCGCTGCTCCGTGGACGGCTCTAAATTCTGGTTCAACTGTAACCCGGAAAACCCGTCGCACTGGTTTTATGTGGAGTGGATCAAGCAGCACGTTCGGCGTAACGTGCTCTATCTCCATTTCACCATGGCCGACAACCTGAGCCTGTCCGACAAGATAAAACAGCGCTACGAAAATATGTATTCGGGCGTTTTTTATCGTCGGTATATCCTCGGGCTATGGGTGAAAGCTGAGGGCCTGGTTTACCCCATGTTTGACCGCAACCGGCACATTATACGCGGGCCGGTCGAGTATCAAGCCTCGCACCGCTATTACGTGGCGATCGACTACGGCACAGTAAACCCCTTTGCGGCGGGTCTCTGGGACTATGACCCGGCGCGAAAGCAGACCACGATGATCCGGGAGCTGTACTATCAAGGCGGCAGCGCCAACCGCGTGGACAACGAGGCATATTATAAAATGCTTTGCAGTTTGGTGGGCGACGTGCCGATCCAGTACGTGGTTATAGACCCTTCCGCGAGCTCGTTTATTGAGACAATCCAGAAATACGGGAAATACCTTGTAATCAAGGCCGACAATGACGTGATTAACGGCATCCAAGACGTTACCAAGTTCCTGAACGCCGGGGTGCTGTACTTCCATGAAAGCTGCAAAAAGACCTTTGCAGAGTTCGAGACCTACGCCTGGAATGAAAAAGCCCTCCGGGATGAAGTCATAAAAGAAAACGACCACAGCATGGATCAACTCCGTTACTACTGTCGAACGGCGCTCCGCACCGAATTGCAGTGGATCGTGTGAGGGGTGATAATCCGTGAATATATTTGCCCGTATATGGGGGAGGCTAAAGAGTATGTTTAACACCGCTGAGGTGGGCCGGGTGTTCGGCGTTAAGCTGATCCAGTCCTCCAAGATGGACACGGCCCTGCAAAAATGGGATGATATATCGACGGGCAAGCCTGCATGGTTGGACATCGAGGACGGCATTAAAACCGTGAACATGGCCAAGCACATAGCGGACACCCGCGCGAAGCTGATCACCCTTGACCTGGGAATCGCCGTCTCCGGGGAGAGCGCCCGTGCCAAGTACCTGCAAGGCGTGTGCGACGACCTGCTAAAGCGCCTGCCCGACCGTGTGAAGGATGCGGCCCGCATGGGCGGTATGATGCTCAAATACAACGGGAAAACGTGGGATTTCATCCTGCCCGGGGATTTTGGTATCACGAAGATGGACAGTAACGGCGAGATCGTCGGGGCCATCTTCGCCCAGCACATCACGCAGGGCGACCAGCACTTCACCCGTCTGGAGTATCACCACTTCGAGGACGGGCTCTACATCGTCACCAACCGGGCGTTCAAGAATCGGGCGACGATGAACGGCAGCGGGGCGTTTGTCCTCGGCTCCGAGGTTCCCCTCAATAGCGTGGATGAATGGGCGGATATGCAGGAAGAGGCGAAGATCCGTAATCTGGAAAAGCCCCTATTTGCCTATTTCCGAGTTCCCGGCGTTAATAACGTCGATCCCGATTCTCCGCTGGGCCTGTCCGTGTTTGCCAATGCGATCACCGAGCTGGAGGCCATCGACGTGGCCATCAGCCGCAAGAATACAGAGGTCGAGGACAGCAAGCACATAACCTTTGTGGGCCAAGCTGTCATAAAGGGCGCACAGAACCAGCATTTGAAGCTGCCCCGGTTTGTCCAGGGTCTCGGCATGAACGTGGACGACACAGGCAACGCCGCGATCAAGGAACACGTGCCCACGATGCTGACCGAGGCGCGGATCAAGGACATCAACTTCGATTTGAGCATGGCAGGCGTCAAGTGCGGTTTTTCCGAGGGCGTGTTCGTGCTGGACGGGCAGACCGGCATGATCACCGCAACGCAGGTCGAGGCGGACGACCGGGACACTATCCAGACGATCAAAGACGACCGGGACGCCCTCCAGTCTGCCATTGAGCAGGCGATCTATGGCGCGGACGCCCTGGCGACCCTGCTTAATCTGGCCCCGGCGGGCGCGTATGAACTGGCTTTTTCGTTCGGTGATATTACATACTCCTACGAGGAAGACAAGGCCGCGTGGCGCTCCTACGTTGTGCAGGGCTGGGTTCCCATCTGGAAGTATTTGGTCAAGTTCGAGAAAATGACCGAGGAAGAGGCTAAGGCCCTGGCGCGGGAAGTGGCAGCGGAACGCGCGAGCATGGCAGCGGGCCTTTTCCCTGAGCAGGAATAAAGGAGGGCGCGTTATGTACATTCCCCCGTTTGCGTGCGGCGCTGTCGTCGGCGCGTTTGGTATGGCCGTCGTGCTGATCGTCATTAGTATCTGTCTCTCCGGGAAGAACAAGCCCAGGGGGTGACCGGCCATGCTGACGCCTAAGCAGCTCCGGGACATCGTGGAGACCATGCAGCCCATGCTGGACGAGTTGAACGGCTGGATCACCCGCGACATTGTGCGGCGCGTCATGGCCCGCCTGGGGCGCAGAGAAGCCCTTGAACTCACCAACGCGGACATATGGCAGGCGCAGGTCTATGCCGACATAGGCGGGCACATGGAGGCCCTACAGCGGCAGCTTGTGGCGTTTACGCGGGCGACCGAGCAAGAGGTCGCGGCGATCTTCCGGGAGGCCGGTCTGACCTCCTACAAGGTCGATGCTATGGTTTTACAATCCGGGGGCGTTGACGTGCCCCCGCTCCTCCAGTCCCGGCGCGTGCTGCAAGTGCTGGCGGACACCTACCGGCGCACGAACTCCGACCTCTATAACTTCACACGCACGACCGCGACGGAGAGCCAGAAGAGGCTTATAAAGACGCTGGACGAAGCCCATTTGAAGGTTATGAGCGGGGCTCAGTCGTACACGGCAGCCGTGAAGGATGCCGTCGAAGCGCTGGCCCAGGGGCAAGCGCGGGTCGCCTATCCTACCGGCCACACCGACACGCTGGAGACGGCGGTACTCCGCGCCGTTCGCACGGGCACGGCCCAGGCAAGTGGTAATATATCCTTAGAGCTCATGGCGGAGCACGACTGGGACATCGTGTTGACCTCCGCCCACATCGGCGCACGCTACGGCGACGGCGGAGAGAACCCGGGGAACCACTACTGGTGGCAAGGGCGGTTTTTCAGCAGAACCGGCAGGACGCCCGGTCTCCCCCTGTTTGCAGAAGCCACGGGCTACGGCACGGGCGAGGGCTTGTGCGGGTGGAATTGCCGCCACTCTTTCGGGCCCGGGGACGGTAAGCACAATCCCTGGAAACACTACGATTCCGACGAGAATAAAAAAGCCTACGACCTGTCGCAGCAGCAGCGCAAGATGGAGGCCGCGATCCGCCGGTCAAAACATAAGCTATTGACCTACAGAGAGGCAATAGACAACTGCCAAGATCCCGTGACGCGGCAGCAGCTCCAGAGCGTCTATGACGCAGAGGCGCTAAAACTGCAAAAGCAAAACCAAGCCTATGGCGAGTTTTGCGACGACAACGATTTGAAACGACTGAACGACCGGCTGGCCGTTGCCCAGTGGAACCGCTCGCAGGCGGCCAAGGCAACGGCAGCCGCTAAACGCGCCAAACCATAGGGCGCTTATACATCGGGGCGATCCGTTGCCTCACCTCCTGGGCGGCGGTTTGTCAAGGGCGAGTTACCGGGGCAGCGACGGTAACGCGCCCGCTTTTTATGCCCTTTTTCAGATGTGCCGGGGCGGAACCGGCGAGGGGCGCAAATCTGGCGTACCCGGCCAGCCTACGAGAGCCGGGACGGTAAGTCATGGCGACGACTTAAAAAGCCTAACCGAGAGAGGAGCGAACATGAAAACTGAGGAACTGACTGCTTTGGGCTTGACGGAAGAGCAGGTCTCGGGAGTGTTCAAGCTGAACGGGCTGGACATCGAGGCAGGCAAGAAGCGGATCGCTGAGCTGGAGGGCCAGGTTACCGGCTTGACCACGGAACGCGACGAGCTGAACAACCGACTGACCACGGCCAACGAGACGCTGGCAGGCTTCGAGGGCATCGACCCCGCCGCCATTAAGGGCGAGGTGGCGAAGTACAAGAAGCAGGCCGAGGATGCAGAGAAGAGCTACACCGCGAAGCTGAGGGAACGCGACCAGCGCGACTGGCTTAATAAAAAGCTGGACGAGTACGGCGTAAAGTCCCCCTATGCGAGACGGCAGCTCATTTCCGACGCCATGGCGGAGGGTAGCGGCCTCTCCTGGAAAGACGACACCTTCTTCGGCTTTGATGATTACATGAAAGCCGCCAAGGAAAAGGACGCCGACCTGTACCAGACCGCAGAGGAACGGGAAGCCGCCAAGCAGCAGGAAGAGCAGAAAAAGCAGCAGCCTGCGTTCGTGGGCGCTTCTGGAAACAACGGCGCACAGGGCGGGCAGAAGTACACGCCCCCCAAACTCTTTTAACCCGAACATTGAAAGGAGCATGAAGCTATGTCCCGTATTCAGTCTTTGTCTATTCTGACCACTGCCGAGGGCAAGGCTTATCTGGCCGAGCTGTACGGCAAGGTGATCGAGAACGTCGAGAAGGGCCTGATCTCTGGCCCCATGAAGAACCGCGACCTGTCTGGTGATCCCGAGGCGGGCTCCGTCGAGGCTAAGCGGTTCGCCAATGCCACCTCCCAGGCCTATGGCACTGCCCGCGCTGCTGGCGCTGGTAACAAGGTCAAGGAGCTGGCCGTCACCGTGGCGATCAACACCGACAAGGAGATCGTCGAAGAGCTGGAGGAGAAGGACATCCGCCTGTATGGCGTGGATGGCGTCCTGGAGCGTCGCGCTCGCAATCATGTGCAGCGCATGGAGGCGGAGCTGGACAACGCCTTCTTCACCGCCGCCGCCGGTTCTGCTGTCGCCGTGAACCTCACGGCCTATACCGACATCGACGCGCTGCTGGAAGCCATCATCCAGGAGTGCGAGACCACGAAGAACCAGTTCGTGGACGGCGTGCCGCGTTCTATGATGAACCTGGTGCTGTCTCCCCGCTACTATGGCCGGGTGCGCAACAATCTGGACAAGGTGGAGAACGCCAACGTGGATTCCGCCGCCGAAGAGTTCTATACCTGGCACGGCGTCCGCACCCAGAGCTGCGTGCACCTGCCCGCGGGCTGCGACCTGCTGCTGCTGGTTGACGGCGCTGTGGCTCAGCCCGTCATGTCCGCCCCGTACAGCTCCGAGAAGATCCCGCTGTCCGAGGCTTACGGCGTGAGCCTGTTCTACCACTACGGCACGCAGGTGGTCATGCCCGACCTGATCTTCAAGCCCGGCACGTTCACCGCCGTGGCTGCCGGAGCGACCTTCGACGAGAACGAGACGTATTACACCCTGTCTAACGGCGTGTACACCGTCGCCGAAATCGAAGAGTTCGCCGAGGGCGTGACCTACTACGTCATGGCGTAAGGCCAGATAGGAGATCACCATGCTTTTTCGCAATCTGACCTCCGGGAACGTGATCGAGGTCAAGAGTAGGGAGGCGCTGGAGCTGGTTTCCAGCTCTCCCTACTACGTCCGCGTTCACAGAGCCCCGGAAAAGGCCCCAGCGTCGCCTCAGCCCGCGCCTACGGCGAAGGTAGAGGAAACGGTCGCCCCCGCGCCGAGACGCGCTAAGAGGGCCGCTAAGAGCCGTTAAGGAGGCGTCCGCTATGGCCTATGCAGATTATAGCTTTTATACTGACACGTACCACGGCGACACACTAACGAGCGAGAACGCGGCCAAGTGGCTGGATCGTGCAAGCGAGTTTGTGGACGCCGTGACCTTCCGACGGACGGAGCACACGTTCCCGACGAATGAGGCGGACGCCGTGAAGGTAAAAAAGGCCGTATGCGCCATAGCGGAGGCCCAGTACCAGATCGACGCGCAAGTGAGGGCTACACAGGCGGGAGTGGACAAGCAGGGCAACCTGCGAACCGCCGTCGCCTCCATGTCCTCCGGGCGTGAATCCGTTTCGTATATGCAGAACGCCAACGGCTCCGCTTACGCGCGAGCCGCGACCGACACCGAGGCAGCCCGACGACTGCTGGCCGACATCGCTGCACAGTATCTTGCAGGCGTGCCCGACAGCGAGGGGGTTTTCCTTCTGTACGCGGGGGTGGGCTGATGTACGACAGCACAATCACACTTTTCAACTACCGCAAGGCCGAGCACGCCTGGTATACTACGGTTTTCCAGGGCGTGAACCTCATAGAGCCGCGCGGGAACACCGCAACAACGCAGGGCCAAGCCAACGCGGACGCGGCGGAGATCATCATACACGCAAACGCGGATCAGAGCGCCACGACCTACGGCGAGGACGGCAGCGAGGCTGTAAAGCATTACAAGACGCCGAAAGCATACGCCGCGCTGGAAGATGTGACCGAGTATTTCACGTTTGCGCCCGAGGTTGATTTTATCGCCGTGGGCGATCACGCCGCGGCTGAGGCTCTGGACGACGACGACTACGACGAGGGGCTGTATCAGTACATGAACGACACCACGGACGGCGTGTACATGGTGGCCTCCGCAACATGGTTTTCACTGTTGCCGCACTTTGAGATCGGGGGGCGTTGATGTGAACACGCAGCACTTTCCCGGTTTTTCGGTCGTGGCCTCCAGTATAAGGGTAGACGTGAACCTCGATCGGTTCGCTGAATCCTTTGAAGAGGCGCAGGCATGGCTGGGTGAGCGAATCCTCCAGGACTGCCGCCCGTATATGCCGCACCTCACGGGCAGCCTACAGCAACGCTCCCACACTGAGGACGGGGGCCGCGCCGTGGTGTTTCCCGGGCCCTATGCCCGGTTTCAATACGAGGGCAAGGTCATGGTCGACCCGGTTACCCGTAGTCCGTGGGCGCGACCGGGCGCAAAGAAGGTCGTGACAGACCGGCCTCTCAAATATTCCGACCCGGCGGCCAGGGATCATTGGTTTGAGGCAGCCAAGGCGGATTATAGGCAGGACTGGATCGACGAGCTCAAACGACGCATTTAGGAGGTACTAAAATGGCAACACGCCGACAAGCCGTGATCGACATCGACGGAACCGGCATAGTCAGCACGGCATTGCTTACGCTGCTGAACCAATTCCCCGGGCTCGAAGGTAGGGAGGTTGTGTTTTCCACTCTCCCCGATTCGGGCGGGATCGCCCTGTTCCCCATTTCGGGGGGCGTGCTGTTGTCCAACCGGGAGAGCATTACCGGCCATGTCAGCCAGGTGTGCGCGTACCCGTTTAGCGTCGTATACCGCGCCGCGCTGAAAACAGACCGGCAGAAAATCCGTGTAAAGGAGTTTCTGGACACCCTGGGCAAGTGGCTGGAGCGCCAGCCGGTTACCATATCGGGCCAAGATTACCAGTTGACCGAATACCCCGAGTTGGAGCAGGGGCGCAAGATCGACAGCATAGCGCGGACAACCCCCGCTTACCTGGATAAGGCATACCAGGACGGCGTTGAGGATTGGGCGATCCGGGCGACGCTTAGGTACGAGGCCGAATACGACAAGTAAAGGAGCGACAAAATCATGAGCAAGATTGAACGCAAGTACCTTATGCACTATCTCGACGCCAGTTTCGGCGGTTCCACCGTGAACTACGTCAAGATCGGCAAGAACCTGGAAGAGTACAACGAAGAACTGAACCCCGACGTGGAGACCACGAAGAACATTTGGGGCGAGCAGGCTGTTCAGCACAACGGCTATGAGGTTTCGTCTGAGGTTGAGCCCTACTACGCCGAGAGCGACGACGCCCTCTCCACCAAGCTGATGGAGATTGCGAACACCCGCGCCACGGGCGACGCCTGCAAGACCACCAAGGTGGACGTGCTGGTGACCGAGAGCGGCACCCAGGTCTGGGCCTACCGCGAGGACGTGTACGTCGTGCCCGATTCCATCGGCGGCGATACCTCGGGCGTGCAGATCCCCTTCACCATCCACAACGACGGCAACCGCGTGGCGGGCACGTGGGATACCACCACGAAGACCTTCACCCCCACCCCGTAAGCGGCGACTAAGGAGCTACACCGAAGAGAGAACAGAACCGGGACGCGGTAAAGCTGGCCGCGCCCCGGTCATTTTTTAAGGAGGTAACAGCATGGAAAACAATATCAAGGCTTTCACTCCCGAGATTGTCGTCGACGACGGCAGCGTAAAAGTGCCCGTTCGTAACAAGTACGGCGAGGAAATCGGTCTCTTCTACTTCCGCCCCACTGATGTGGGCATGGTCGAACGCTACAATGAGCTCGCCGGGAAGCTGGACAAGATCACCGAGCCCCTGGAGCATATCAGCATCAGCGCCGACGGTACAGCCGAGGGCGACACTGTGGACACCGAGACGCTGAAAGAAGCGGAGCGCCGTCTGTCCGAGGCCGTCGACTATATGCTGGGCGGTAATGCGTCCGAGGCGTTTTTTGGCAAGGTACACCCCTTCTCTCCCGTCAACGGGGCGTTCTACTGCGAGCAGGTGATCGAGGTCGTGGGCCGGTTCATCGCCGCGCAGTTTGACCGTGAGACCCGCAAGATCAACAAGCGAGAGAACCGAGTGAACAGGTACACGCAGGGGTACAAGGGCGGTAAGCACAGGCCCCGCGCATGATCGGGCAGCTCCCCCGGAGCCTCGAAGTAAACGGGCGCAACTATGCGATCCGAACGGACTACCGGGACGTTCTCAAAATCCTGGAGGCGTTCAACGATCCCGACTTAAAGGACGAGGAGAAGGTTTTCGTCTGCCTCTTCATCCTGTTTAAGAATTTCGAGGCGATGCCGCGCAAGGACTTAGAGGCCGCTTTCACAGCGGCCTTAAAGTTCATCGACTGCGGCGCGGAACCGGGCGACAAGAGGAGGAAGTCCGCCCGCACGATGGATTGGGAGCAGGACGAAGCCCTAATCTTCCCTGCGGTTAATCGAGTGGCGGGCCGTGAAGTCCGAGCTCTCAAATACGTGCACTGGTGGACTTTCATGGGTTGGTTCATGGAAATCAACGACGGAGTGTATGCCAGCATACTCAGCCTGCGCCATAAAAAAGCGCACGGCAAAAAACTGGAAAAATGGGAGCGGGAATACTGGGCCGCAAATCGTGACGTTTGCGAGATCAAGCCCAAATATTCCGAGGAAGAAAAAGCCGCGCAGGAGAGGCTTAAAGCGCTGTACAGTTAAATACAGAGGGTGGTGATCCACATGGCCGAATACTCCGACGGCTCTATGGTTGTTGATACTGAAATAGACACCACGGGTTTTGCCCGTGATTCTAAGAAGCTGAAAACGGCGGTTAAGTCCCTGTCCGGACAGTTTGGCCGCATGGCTCAGCAGGTCAAGGTCGCGGTGGCCAGGAACAACGCCGACGCCGTGCAATCCTTGACGGAGAAATTCATACAGTCGCAGGCCCAGGTTGAGGCGCTTAGGAAAAAGCTGGAGGCGTTCTCCCGCGTTAAGATCCTCAGCGACAAATACAAGGAGACCCGCGACGACATCGACAAGACGAGCGACGCGCTCCAGAAGTTGATGGACAAGCAGAAAAAGCTGCAAGCCATGGGCGCGGACAAGACCTCGGACAAGTGGGACGGCATCCAGGAGAAGATCAAGGCCGCCGAAACTGAAATAGCTGAGTATGAGAGCAAGCTAAAGCAGGTGCAGGCGCAGATCGACTGGCGGCAGCAGGCCATTACCACGGGGCGCGGTGACGAGGGGCAACTACTGGAACCCGCCGCGCTGTTCAACCTTGCGGACGATCTCCGCGACAGGCAGAAAAAGGCCGAAGAATTAAAGGCAAAGCTGGCGGAGCTCCGCGCGGAGTATGCCCAGCTTACCGAAGCAGCGGCAACCGCCGACCCGGGATCTAAACAGTGGCAATCCAACCAGTACGACATCGAGCAGACGAAGAAGAAGCTGGAGGAGTTGGAGGCTACACGGGAGAAGATGGAGGCCGAGGGAACCGCCTATAAGATGGGCGGCGAAACCGAGGAATACCGTCAGCTCGCCGAACAGATGGAGAACGCGGGCCGTGAAGCGGACAGCCTCAAGGCAAAGCTGGAGGCGTCCAGGGGCAGCTCCTCCAACCTGGGCAACATCTACATCACCCTCGCCAAGGCGCTGGGCCGGGCCGCTCTGGGCCTCGCGCAGGTGGCCAGACGAGCAGCGCAGGCCGCCGCTAACCTCGCTAAAATGGCGGGCAGCGGAATAATCAACGGTATAAAGAAGCTGGGGGCAGGCGTCAAGACTGCCGCCAAGGGTCTGGCGTCTCTGCTCAGGGGCAGCAAAAAGACCAACACCGGGTTCCAGCTCAATCTGAAAACCATTTTGCGCTATGGCCTGGGCATCCGTTCGCTGTTTGTGCTATTCAATCGCCTGCGCTCCGCTGTGAAGGACGCCCTGGGCACTATGGCAAAGATCGACGGGCCCACCAACAAGGCGCTGTCCTCCATCGTTACCGCGCTGAACCGGCTTAAAAACAGTCTGGGCACGGCGTTCCAGCCCATCATTACGGCAGTAGCGCCCTACCTCGCCCAGTTTATGAATATGCTTTCCGACGCCATGACGAAGATCGGGGAGTTTTTCGCCGCGCTGACCGGGCAGCAGTATGTGCTGCGTGCTACGGCAAAGCAAACCGACTATGCTAAGAGCCTGGATAAAACGACCAAATCGGCGAAAGAGGCGAAGCGGCAGCTCGCCGGGTTCGACGAGCTCAACATCCTGTCCGATTCGTCAAAGAACTCCAGCGCCGACGACACGGCGGGGCAGTTCGAGAGGATCCCCGTTACCACGGCCATAACCGACTTTTTGAAACGCATAAAAGAGGCTTTTCAAAATGGCGACTACGAGCAGATCGGGCGTATGCTCGCCGAAAAGCTCAACGACGTGTTCGTCCGTGTGGATCGACTCATCAGTTGGGAGAACATCGGCGGCACGGTCTCGCGTTACGTCGACGCCATCTGCGGCACGATCAACGGCCTGGTGTACGGCGTCAACTGGGAGCTCATAGGCCGCACGTTTGGCAGCGGGATCAATACCGTTGTAAACACGTTGAACCGACTGCTTACCGGCATCGACTGGGAGGCGATCGGCTCCAGTATCGCGCGGGGTCTTAACGGGCTTGTAAAGCGCGTCAACTGGGAAAACCTCGGGGCCGTGTTTGGTAACAAGCTGAACGCCATATTCGACGCCCTCTACGGCTTCGCCCGTGATTTCAAGTGGGGCGACGCGGGCACGGCTTTTGCAAATGCCGTGTACGGGTTGATCAATACCGTGAGTTGGTCACGCTTGGGCCGGTCTCTGGGCAGGCTTCTAAACGGCGCGATCGCGTTCATGCGCAACGCCGCCGACACTTTTAAGTGGGAGGCGACCGGCGAAAAATTCGCCGAGGCCGTGAACACTCTTAAAAACGAGGTCAACTGGTTCACTCTGGGCGTTTCTCTCCGAAAGCTGCTGGGCGGCGCGATTGCGCTTATGAAAACGGCAGTGCTCAAAATTGAATGGGGCGACGCGGGGACGAAGTTCGGCGAAGCGCTTAACGGCTTCTTCGCGGACACCACGCTCTGGTCTGACGCAGGCGCGACCATCGACGGAATGTTGAAGGGCCTGGTCGATTTTGGGCAGAGGGCGCTGGACGTGTTCAAACCTACGCAGGTAGCGACCGACCTAAAGGCGCTGTTTAAGAGTGTGGACTGGAGCGGGATCGCTTCCGCAACCTGGCAGCTCATAAAAACCGCATTTAAGAAAACCGGCGATTTCCTAACCGTGCTGTTCGGCGACGACGGGAGCAACCCCTACGGGGATTCTGCCGTCAGTGCGCAGGCACAGCGATATGAGCAGATGCTCATACGGAATTTTGACCCGAGTAAGTCGGGCCTGGGCTATAAGATCGGGAAAAAGCTGAGCGACTTGATCGGTAGCATCGACTGGAAAGGGTTCGGCGCTACGCTGTCCCAAGCAGCGACTAAACTGTTCGACGAGCTGGCCGGGTTTTTCAAGGCCATAGCGGACGAGGGCAAACTCACGAAAGCGGTGACCGACTTCTTCGACGGCATCGACTGGGAGAGTGTGACCAATTCCATGCTTAACGCGGCTTATGAGTTTTTCCGGATGCTGGGTAAATCCTTCCTCGATTGGACGCTGGACGGGTTCTTTAGACCCTTCGAGGCCGACTTTGAGAAGGGTGCGCAGAACGCCGAGGAGGTCGTGCAAAACAGAGTAGAGCAAACCGGGGCCACGGTTGCCTCGTCTATGATCCTGTACGGCGAGTCCGCCGGTAACTCTTACTATAGCGGACTTGTGGCCGCGATCTCGGACACGGACGGCGTAGAGGCCGAGTATAAGAGCGCGTGGGACGAGATCATGTCGGCGGCAGACAATAACGGCGACGGCATGACCGCTGCCGAACAGTTTTACAGTGGTTTCAAGAACAAAGTGCTCAACGACAAGGGCCAGATCAAGGAAGAATTTAGGGGGAATATGGAGGACATATTCTTCCCCGCTGAGCTCGAAGCGCTGGAGAGAGGCGAGCTGACGCTCGACCAATTCTTCGACGGGTTCTATAACGGAACCATTAACGGCAAAGGCGAGGCGACGCAGACCCTTAAAGACGCCTTCGAGGCCATCGTGGGCAAAACGGAAAAGGACACCCTGGAGATCGGCTCTCCGTCGAAACGCGCTAAGCGGGACGCGGAGTTCTTCATGGAGGGTTTCAGCAAGGGCGTGGACGGCGAAGAGAAAAACACCACCTCGGCGGTAAAATCCGCGTTCACCACTATAACGGACATCGCGTTCGCCATGATTGCCATGAATCTGGCCGTGTCCGTGGGCATGGCGGCCGTCAAGTCCACTTTTGAGACGAAGCTGGGCGAGATCGAGACGGCGGCTAAGACCTCTTTCAACACCCTAAAGACTAACGCTTCCTCTGCGCTGGCGGAGATGAAGACGACGGCTACACAGGGCATGACGCAGATAGCGACGACTGTTCGCACGCAGATGCAGACGATCCAACAGCAGGTGCAAACGACGTTTACCGCCATCAGCTCCGCGATCATGTCCCGCACGCAGGCTGCTAACCAGACCGTCAGCTCTGGGTTCCACGCCATCGGGCAGACCATAACCGGCAATATGCAGAGCGCCATGCGAACCGTTGACAGCATGAACTGGAACAGCGTGGGCGTAGGCGTCACCAACGGCCTGCGAGCCGGTCTGTCCTCGGGCTGGCCGTCTCTGCGCAGCGACCTGGCCAACATGGCGCGGGCCATGGTGCAGCAGGTCAAAAACTCCCTGGGCATCCACTCCCCCTCTCGGGTTTTCCGGGATGAGGTCGGCGCTATGCTGGGCCTCGGCACGGCGGAGGGCCTGGAAGATTCCCAACCGCAAATCCTCAACACGGTCTCCCGTGTGGCGGGGGCAATATCCGAGGAAATGCGAAACGCCGACACCTCCACCATTTTGAGCGACGGCGGCAGCGGCATAGTGAACGGGCTGGACGGCGTGCTGTCCACGTTCGCCGACAAGGTGAGCGACAGCTTTACGAGCCTTATTGACAGGCTCAACGACATAGCGGCCTCTGTAACGTTCAGAGCGCCCGCCATGGCCGACGGCGCGGTCATGCCTTACAGCGTATCGGCTAAATCTGGAGACGCTCCTGGGGCCCTTACAGGGGCTCTGGCGGAGGCTAACGACGACTTGTCCAGTGTGGTTATACAGGCCACGACCAACGCTACGGCGGCGATCGTGCGAGCTATCGAAGAGTACAGCGGTACGACCATCAACCTGGACAAGCGCAGCCTTACCGATGCCGTGGTGGATGAAATCAACCGACGGACGAGGGCGCAGGGCGCGTCCCCGCTACTGATCTAAGGAGGTGGGCCCCGTGGCGCTCCCCGTGTTCATCGTAAACTCGCACGACTACTCCCAGTATCTTGCGGTGGACGGCTTAAAGCCGTCCCGCAATGATCTGGACAAGGACGGCAGCGGGCGCAACCTGCTAAACGGTCTCATGTACCGCACGCGGATTGCCACCAAGCTGAAATATACCGTGGCGTTTAACAGGCTTACCGCCTCCCTGCTGGCCCAACTGGAAACGGATATGGATAGCCAGTATGTAAGCATCACTCTGCTGGAGGCGAAGTCGAACCGGCACGTTACGCGCGTCTATTACTGCTCTACCATCAACGAGGGCGTGCAACGCAGCATAAACGGCGTTGTGTACTACGACGGCGTAACCTTCAACATAACGGAGAGGTGATCCCATGCGGAGCAGGAGCGACACCTGGGCGCAGCTTACTGCGCAAGGTGAATTTCGTATGGAAGCCATAGCGCTGATCTATGGCGCATCGGGCAGCGATCCCAACGGCACAGCCGGGTCGGACGCTGGCGGCAGCTACCGCCAGTATGCCACAATCACCGCGCCAATCATCACGCGGGGCCTCGTGGCAGGCGACCAGCTTTCCGTGGGCAACTGCATAGCGGGCACGCTGGATTTTACCATTATGACGACCGACAACATACCGAAGTCGGCGAAAATCAAGATAAAGGCCAGACCCACCGACGGCGTGACCTTCGGTGAGTGGCTGGAGTTCGGCACCTTCTGGGTGGACACCCGCTCCAAGTCCGACGACTTGATCGACATCGCGGCATATGACGCCATGAAGATGGGCAATCAAGCCTATTCGGACAACAGCGCGGCGCTCTCCTGGCCAAAGACGATCGGAACCGTAGTAACCAGGGCGGCGCAGCAGATGGGCGTGAGCATCGACAGCCGCACCGCTTCTTACGTGGTCAATTCGTCGTTTGGCTCGCTGGACATCATCACAAAGCCCTCCGACGACATGACCTTGCTCGACATTCTCGGTTACATCGGCGGGGTTTTGGGCGGTAACTGGACGATCACGCCCGAGAACAAACTGCGGTTTGTCCCGCTTGTGACCAGGCCCGTGGAATCGTATAACATCGTCGATTCCCGCTATAACAAGATCACGACCGACCAGGGCGTGTATTTGAAATGGCAGGGCGCAGCCGACGACACGATTCCCATTGAAAACGCGGCAGAGGGCGGCACGATCAATGTCCCCGTGGTACTCGGGGAAATTAGGACGGCGAAAAGCTACACCATTTCAAAGGTGACGATGTACTCCGACGCGGATCACGTTTACACCTACGGCGACAATACCGGGTTTGAGCTGATCGTGGCCGACAACCCCTACGCTACGGCGGCTCTGTGCTCCACCCTTTACACCCGGGTAAACGGCATAGAGTACGCCCCCTTCCAGCTTGTAAGCGCCTGTTACGATCCTGCTGCCGAGCTGGGCGACTGGATATACGCGGGGGAAGAAGTACGCAGCGTGCTGTTCAACGAGACGCTGACCTTCGACGTGGGCTTCCGCGCCGACGTGTCCGCCCCGGGCGAGGACGAGCTGGAGGGCGAGTTCCCTTATAAGTCCATCGTCAAGCGAATGCAGTATATCCTCAACTCGAAAACTGCGGATCTGTACTCTGCCATTGAGCAGACCCAGGGTTCTATCACCGCTTACGTGGATTCTTCTATCGAGGATGTGGAAGAGTCCACGACGTTGGCGCTAAATCAGCATTCCGTGGAGATCGCCGCAATACGTACCGAGGTTTCACGGGATTACACCCGCAAAGATTCGGTGCGCTCCGCGTTCGCCCTCGATCCCACCAACATAACCTTGACGGCGGGCGAGGATCAGCAGGGCAACCCGACCGGCACGATCACCTTCAACACGGGCGCGCTGATAGTGAACGGCAGGAACTTCTCCCTGGATGAAGATGGAAAACTGATCTGCTACGGCGCGGAAATCCACGGCGATTTCTCCGCCGAGTACACACCCCCCGAGGTTCCAGAGATCGACGACGCCAGCTTCAAGGTGACAATCGACGGCGACGGTCTGTCGTTTTACAGCAACAGCGTGCGCACGGCTTCGATCCATGAGGACATAAGCGCGGAACTGTCGCCAACCAGCCCGAGCGGTTACGAAATTGTGGACGATGGCCTGGTTATTGAGTCGGTGTCCGGGCTACCCGTGGCCCTGCGGAGCAGCGGCGCGAACGTCGTAGTCGGTTACTCTACCGTGTCCATGCGGTGCTCCACGCTGAGCATAAACGGAGAAACCGGCTACACGGGGAATTTTTCGATCAACGGAACGGCCCTTTACTTCATCAACGGCATTTTGTACCAGGTCTATTAAGGAGGCGGGCACATGACGCAGATTAACAAGCCTCTGACAGTGGCGCGGCAGGACTACCTCGCCGCCGTCTGTGACGCGACGAACCGGGCAAACCTGCCCGCGTTTGTTGTCGTGGAGGTGCTGGATCGGCTCTTAACCCAAATGCGAAAAGCGGCGGAGCAGGAGCTCAAACGGGACACAGCCAAGTACCGCAACGCCCTGCTGGAGCTGGAACAGGCTAAAGAGACTGAGGGGGCGGGCAGCGATGGCGGATAAAATGATTATCAACTTCGACGACCTGGAAGCGCTCCAAGATTCGGACGTTATTCTGGTCGGCTCGGCCTCGGACAGCTTCAAAGCGGCTGTAAGCCTCCTAAAATCGACTTTCCGTACGGGTATGGTAGCGGTCGCCCAGGGCGTTGCGAACGCCGGTAAGCCCCTCGTCGTGGGCTCTGGGGGCGTCGTAGCGCCCCAAGCCGTCGTCGTAGACGTGGACACCACCCTTACACAGACCGGGCAGCCTGCCGACGCTAAGGTGCTGGGCGACTTGATCCGGGATCTGCGGGAGGACGTGGACGAACTCATGGAGTTATGGGGAGGTTAGAGCATGGCACAGAAGAAAATAAGCGACTTCGGCGCACTGGCCGCCCTGGACAATGGCGACCTCATTCTGGTGGCCCGGTCTACGGAGACGTATAAGGCCACTATCGCGCTGCTGAAATCGGCCATACAGGGCGGCATGGTCGCGGCGGATCAAGGCGCGGCGGCGGCCGGTAAGGTGCTGATCGTCGGCCCGGACGGAAATGTGACCGTCGGCGTCATTGATACCGGCATCACGATAGACGCCACTTTGACGCGATCGGGCGACGCGGCGGACGCGAAAATGGCGGGCGACCTGATCCGCGCCCTGCGTGCTGATGTGAACGACCTGATCGCCCACGGAGGCGGCGGGACGCTGATCGAGAAGACGATCACCGTCAACGGGCGATATGACCCGGCGGACGACAACGCGGACGGCTACTCCATGTTGCTTGTCAATGTCCCCACGGGCGGCCAACGCTGCCCGCGTGCCGACCAGACCGTGTATTTCAGCGTGGGAACCGTGGTCGATTCTCTTACATGGGTTGGACGCGCCGTGCGCGTTTACCAATAGTATCATTTCGCGGAGGTGTACAGTATGAAACAGGTTTATGACGTACCCGCCCACGGCGTGGACTACATCGAGGGCGACGTGCTGCACGTGGGCAGCAAAGGCGGCGGCGTGCTTGTAAGGTCTGAAAGCGACCTCGCGGAGCTCCCCGAGTACCGCCCCGGCACGCTCGCGCACACGGCGGGGTACAAGCAGATTTGGGAGCGCAACGTGGACGGCTCCTGGGTGTTGGCAACCAACTAAGGAGGGCTGGAAGATGGACAGTAAGACCTTCGGCACGGCGCTGATCCTCTCCAAAATTCTCGGCGGCGGGCGCTGCCCGCGTGCCGACATCGTCGCAACTTTTGACTATGATGATTCCATGGAGTGGTCGTGGGCAGCGACCGCCAAGGAAAAAGAGTAAGGAGGACACTTTCACATGATTACCAGGAATTTTAAGAACCTTATAGCGGGTATTTTGCAGTCCGCGTCTTTCGTCAGCGGCTCCCTCCCCATCGTGGGTGCTAATGCCGTTCAGAAGTTCCTCACGGGAAACTTCAACTTTCCCGGCTCCAGAACGGAAACGTTCACGAACTCCGAAACGGCGGCGGGTATCTCCATCGGTACGGGCAGAACGGCAGCCAAGGAAACGGATTTTAACCTGGAGAGAACTATCACCTCGGGTATTTCCGTCACCGTCACGTCGAAAACGGCAGGCGTGGACTCCCCCGTTAAGCCGTTTATCAAGTATGTGCTGACCGTCACGAACAACAGCGGCGCGGCGATCACCGTTTCCGAGATCGGCTATAAGCAGACCTTGAAGGGCTCCACCTTCCCGCGCGGTACGAGCGGCGACGACATTGTCTGCCTGCTGGATCGCACGGTTCTGGATAGCCCCGTGACCATCGAGGCGGGCGACGCGGGCATCATCGAGTACACGCTGGAGACCATCCCCGCCGAGAAGACGGTCAACGGCATTAAGATCGTCAGCTTCACCTACGGCAGCGACGCGGAGATCGCGACCATGATCGACGCGGCCCGAGCCGGTACGATCGACCTCCAGACCGACGGCGGTTGGTCTGTCGGCGATATGCGGGCTATTGAGATCGCCGCGTTCACCGGCGGGAACAACGTCTCCCACGACGCGCAGACCATCGATATAGCCATTGCATCCTTCGACGATTACAACGGGTGCGGCTGTCTTTTCCAGTTCGATTTTATCGAGGCTCTGGCCAAGTCGCAGCGCATGAACGCATCGAACACGAACGTGGGCGGCTACGGGGCGACTGAAATGTACAACACCACTCTCCCCGCGCTGGCCGCCGCGCTGCCGTCGTGGATGACCTCCCGCATGAAGACGTTCAGCGTGCTGGCCAGTGCGGGCAATCAGTCCGACACGATCGAGACCGTCACCGGCAACAAACTGGCCCTTCGGTCTGAGGTGGAGATTTTCGGCAACCACGCGAACTCCAAGGACGGCGAGGGCTCGGTGATCCCGCTGTACAAGTACGGCGGGCCCCGCACGAAGAGGCAGGGCAGAAACGGCTCCGCCAGCGGCTGGTGGGAGCGTTCCCCTTGTGGCAGCGTCTCCGGCAACTTTTGTAATGTCTACGGCAACGGCAGCGCCACCAGCAGCGGCGCGAGTGGCGCTGGTGGGGTCGCGCCCTTCGGCTGTATCTAAAATCTTTAAATCGGGCGGGCTTGTCCCGCCCGAATATCCGGGAGGACAGGCTTATGAGTGTTCCAACGTGGCTTAGAACAATCTCAAAAACCAAGTATCTGTGGCGACTCTATCGTCTGAACGTTCGCATCGGCGAGATCGTGGCAAATCACCCGACGAAATACCGGGCAACCTACGGCGACAAGCTGATCAACCACGGCCTGGACGCGCTGGCCCTTGCGCAGACCGCGAACGGCATTTATATGCACGTGGCGACGCCCGAGAGCGACTACAAGCTGCGCCGCGCCCATCTGCGCGAGGCTAAGGGCCACGTAGAAGCCCTGGCCACCACCGCGTATATCTTCTTAGAATTGACGGCCAAGGCCGACGGCGTAAAGGCTGAAAAGATTCTAAAGCAGGAAGAGGAGATCGGGCTCGAATGTGCTGAAATCGCCAAGATGATCAGCGGCGTAATGGACAGCGACAGGAAGATCCACGCCTCCCGGCGGGACTCCGTATAACAATCAGCGGTTACGTTCTGTAAAACGTGCATCGGCTCCACCAACAACTGGTGGGAGCGTTCCCCTAATGGCAGCAACTCCAACAACTTTTGTAATGTCAACAACAACGGCAACGCCAACAACAACAACGCGAGTAACGCTAATGGGGTCGCGCCCTTCGGATGTATCATAAACACGTCAGAAAAGTAGCGCGAGTGAAATTAGACGGGATACATTATCTTTTACCCCAATTTATGATACAGGAGAACGTGACCGGGCCGCCGATGCTTCGACGGCGAATTAACACCGTGGCTCGCCTCGGCGCTTGCACCGGGACGATACCGCATACGCGGGCACGGCTTCCGGGGTGATTCAATGACCTTTGAAGAGGTCTTTTCTTTTGAGCACCTGCTCGACTGCGCCCGAGAGTGCTTGACGGGCGTAAGGTGGAAACAATCGGCGCAGATGTTTGAAATAAACCTTTTGCAGTGGGTTTCAAGCCTGCACAAAGAGCTGCTGGCCGGGACGTACCGCTCCAAGGGTTTCAACCACTTCTCCATCTGCGAGCGCGGGAAACGCCGGGAAATATCCTCGGTTCATATTTCCGAGCGTTGCGTCCAGAAATGCCTCGTACAGTACGCGCTAAAGCCGGTAATCATTCCGCGCGTAATCTATGACAACGCCGCGACCATCGAGGGACGCGGCACCGAGTTTGCGGTCAAGCGCCTACGGGAGCACCTGCGCTGGCATCTGGCCCGCTATGGCAGAGCGGGCGGGATCTTGACCGTGGACTATCACAACTATTTCGGCAGCATCGTACACAACCGGCTGTTGCAGATGCTCCGACCTCTCATTGACGACGACCGGGTGTTTGCTCTGGCCGAGTATTTCATCCGCTGCTTTCCCGGCGACGTGGGCCTCGGCCTGGGATCTGAAATCTCCCAGGTGTGCGCCGTGTTTTACCCCAACCCGCTCGACCATTACATGAAGGACTATCTCCGCGTACACGGTTACGCCCGCTATATGGACGACAGTTACGCGATCAGCGAAGACCTCGACGCGCTAAGGGAGTACCGGGCCGCTATAATCCGCCTCTCCGCTGACCTGGGCCTCCAGCTTAATGAGAAAATGACGCAGATCACCCGCTTCGACAGTAGCGGGTTTATCTATCTCAAAAAGCGGGTTTTCATCACGGAAGAGCACCGCATCGTTATGCGCTTGACGCCCAAGAACATAACGCAGCGGCGCAGGGCGATAGTCAAACAGAACGCCATGATCGAGGACGGGCGCATGACGCCCACAGCCCAGCGGCAGTCGTTCACCTCATGGCGGGGCTATGCGGAGAAGTACGACAGCCATAGGTCGGTTGAGAGGTTGGAGGGAAAGCTACACCAGGGAGAAGAGGGGGAGAAAATCAGTGCTTGACAAGGCGATCGCCCACGGGAAGGAATGGCGCAGGCCCTACAGGCGCAGCAAGGCCATAGACAGGACTTGCAGGAACCACGGGGACTGTTTCACCTGCCGACAGAACCGGGCCTGGAAATGGCGCGACAAGCGCTATACACGGGCCGAGATTACCACAGAGACACAAAGAAAAGGAGCGTGGAATTATGTCTAAGTGCACAGCGACGGCGGCTATCGCCGAGGCGAAGAAGTGGGTCGGCTATCTGGAGAAGAAGTCGAACAGCGACCTGGACAGCTTCACCGGCAACGCCGGGAGCAAGAATTACACCCGATTCAACCGCGACCTGCTTTCCTATAAGCGCGGGATCGGAGCCCAGCCCATGGAGTGGTGCGGCGCGTTCGTGTCCTGCGTTTTCGTGTATGCGTTCGGCCTGGAGGCAGCTTTGAAGCTGCTTTGCGGCGAGCTCTACTGCTATACGCCCTACGGCGCTAAGCACTTCCAGAACAAAGGCCAGTATATCAAGCGTGGCGCAGGCAAGCCCCAGCCGGGTGATGTGGTGTTTTTCTACAGCTCCGCAAAGGGCAGGATCGGGCATACCGGCATCGTCTACCAGGTCAGCTCCAGCAAGGTATACACCATCGAGGGCAACACCTCGGGCGGCAATACTCTGGTGACCAACGGCGGCGGAGTGGCCAAAAAGAGCTATTCCCTCTCCAGCACCTATATTGACGGCTACGGGCGGCCCGACTACGCGGCGGTAGAATCCTCCCTTGATCCCGTGACCGCCATTGAACTGGGCGAGCGCGTGCTCTACAACGGCTGCGAGGGTGAGGACGTG